GTCCATAAGTTCATTGTATGCACGGACAAAGGAAGGTCGGAGACCAGGATACTTTCGTTTGATTTTCTTTTCGATACGGGCATCTTCAATCACATTAAGGAATGATTTGAAGTTTTTACCGTTTGAACATGCAGCATCATGCCAACCATCAGCAGGTGTATAGAGAGCGTGGCCAACTTCGTGACCCATCAAAAGGTCATACATGTAACCAGACATGTTTTTCCAGATGGGACAATATAGAACACGATTTTTAGGGTCAAACGCAGCAGTCGGCAGTTTCTTATGCTCGATGCGAATGTTTTCAGTAGCGAGAAGTTTCGCTAATTGAGATTTGGTTTCTGTAGTAAATGCAGTCATAATATACCTATCTATCACAATATAACACCAATTATACTACCATTTACGAAAAAAGTCAACCAGCCTGTTGTTTTTATACAACAGATGTTAGTGAACACTTACTTACAAGGATGGAGCGGTGATGTGGAGTTAAACCACACTATCTTCGGGGGAAGACTGTCTCGGACTCACCGCATTAAAGACATTATAACAAACTATCTCCCAACTTGAGGCAAATACCGGTCTTTTGCCTGGTCCCAAGTCAAAAAGCAAAGGTCGTCATAAAAAAGTGACTCATGCGAAACCTTGTCCTTCTTAACCAACTGTTTGATTCTTGGTTTCGCATGTTTTGTTTTCCATATACTACTTAGTGATTCTACACTCGTATCGAACATCTTTTTCATATTTTTGCCATCATGTTCGCCTCGGAGAAACTCACATGTTTTATCATACAAAGGTGTGTAGTAAATGCCTCTTGCATGTTCGGTTTTGATAAGATTGTTTGGAATGCCAAGTTTCGAATACGCAAAATTCAAAGAACGATTCTTGTGGTCTCTTTTATGAGGTTGACCAGAAGGTTTCTTTGCAACATACCATTCAAAGTATTTTCTTGTATGATTCTTTTTTAACCACTCACGAATCATGTACCGAGTTTCTTTCATTGGTTCAAATGACACAGAGCCTGCCGTAAATCCCATTGGTTGCCAGTAATCAAGGTTATCATACTGAGATAGTCCACCTGCCTTTGTTTTACCATAGAGTGATGTTGTTGTTACAGAAACAAGTTTATCACCATACAGTTTTTCCCATAGTTCTTGCACAGGGTCAGACAGACACAACAATGCAAGTAATTTACCACCAACATAATTATATCCAAGTGGTTGTAATGGTACAATTGTTGAACCAATTGCAGTATGATTAATCATCGCACCTTGCGTCTTCAGTTCTCTCGACCAACCAATAAAATTATCTCTTGGTGTTAAATCAAGAAAGTCTGAAGAAATACAAATGACACCCAAATACTTTTTGGTAGGTTTATCTCTTACAACAAAATTTAGATTTCTGCCAATGTTAGAATTATTTTTCATCGTAGAAGAAAAGGTACGAATCGTGTTCCACAATTCAGGTAAATCTTCTTCTTTGTTTGTATAGAGTAGTTCTGGTTCAAGATTCAAATAATCATCAGGATTAGATTGAATCCAAAAATTAGATTTAACTTCTGCAATTGCTCGTCTTTGTTTCTCATCTGCAAGAACTTTTGTTTCACCTTCCCACAAATCATTCACAGTAATTGTAGGATACTTGTCTTGCACCTCACACCACTTTTGAAAGAGTGTGTATTCACGCACATCCATTTGAGAAACATAGGTGAGTTCATCAATAGTTCTTTGGCGTAACTCATCTACACTTACATCATTGTATTCAACATCAGAATCTTGCCACTTCTGCCATTGTGTTTCTACATCATCTTTAGGGTCAAATTTATAAGAGTTCATTCAATCGTTTTTCAAAGTTTTCATAGTACCATGATTTAGGTTTCATCGTGTTTTCAATGTAATACTTTTCAATGACACCAAATCTCTTTTCAACTTCAGGTAGTTTACTGTATAGTTCTTCAACCGATTCTACTCTTTGCCATTGGTCAGCAACAAGTGTGTTGTTGCAATCATAGTTCTTCCAAACAAAAGGTAAAATACCGCAAGCAATGGCTTCGTGGTACCTACTTGTAACTGCGGTAGGGTCTAACCAGTTGAAACAAAGAGTAGACTTTCCACTTGTTAATACTGGAAGCAAATTATACATCGTATCAATTGATTGGTCAGGCACAATTGAATTATATTTGCCAATAAAGTATGTTCGTATCTTGGCATCTTTCTTGATTCGTTTAAGTATCAAGTGTCTTTCATCGCCAGATTCTGCATTGTCAATCAATTTTCTTTTATCGCAACCCCAATAAATGAAATCATACTTAATTTCATCATCAAACAATTTTGGAGATAAGTTTTCTTTAATGAAGTGATATTTCATTCCATGAAGACCACCAGGCAAATCAGTTTCATCAAGAATAGAAATTTTACCTATTGGTTGGTCTTTGAAAACTCTATTGCGATACAATTCTTCATCATCTGCTCGGTCACTTCGCAATAAAATTATATGTTTGTCTTTTAGATATTCACCTATTTCACGAACAAAAACATCAGACCTTTCTTTATGTCTTGGGTCGAGGTACCCATCAATGTGTTGATGAAATTCATTCTCACTCGGAATAAGAATAACATCGGCATCAACAATATCTTCGATACTTCTTTTTTTATTTTTAAATGCCTGTGGTGATAAGTTCCATCCAAAATTACAAACACCATACTGATGTTGTTGATTCTTTGAGATGTATTCTTTGAACAACTCAAAAAACGAATCCATAACATCATGGAGAGGTTGTTTATAATTTATGTTATTTCTTAGTCGTGCAATTGTAATTTTCATTTCTTCTTACTGTTACGCAAATGTTTTTTAATTATCTTTTCTTGTTTCTGTCTTGCCATTTGAAGTGCAACAGGTTTGACATGTTCAACAAACTTAATTCCATTGAGATGGTCAAGCTCATGTTGAAAACATCTTGCAGTAATGCCCGATAGTCGAGCTTGTTTTATTTCTCCCGTTTCAGTAGTCCATTCTGCCAATATACTTACAGGTCTTTCTACTTTAAGGAACAAACCAGGAAAAGAAAGACAACCTTCGTTACCTTTTTCAATTTCTGTATCAGCTTCAATTATTTTAGGATTCAAACACACCATTTGAAACTGGTCTGTTCCAATTACAAACATTCTTTCAAAGACACCACATTGATTTGAAGACAGTCCAATACCACCAAATAACTTCATTGTCATTTTTAATTCAGCCGCAAGGTCTGTTATATGAGGGTGTGGCAGAGGTCCTGTATACTCTGGTATTTTTTGTCGAAGCATTGGATGATTTTCGTCATACAACTTCAATGGTTCAATCACTTTTGATTTGTCGTTTAGTATACCTGCACCGGTATCAATAATTAATGTGTCGCTCATTTCACTATCCTTGAAAAATTCTTTTCTTTCGTAAATCGAATAACATTAGCAAACTTATCTTGTAGAATATCACCTTTATGTGAAATGACAAACAAGTTTACACCTTCTAACATATGTAGGATTTTCATCAGTTCTTCTGTGCCATTTGCATCAAGTGACGAATCAAATGTCTCATCAAGTATCAACAGATTGGTATTAGAAGAATTCTTTAACTTGGCAACTGCACGCCATGTCAACATCAATGCCATGTCAATTCGTTGTTTCTCGCCTTCAGAAAAATTGTTGTAAGTAAACTCATCACGATGGCGTGATTTAATTGTTTCTTTAAATGATTCATCAAGATTAAAGTTAACAAAGAAATCTAATGAAGCTAAATACTTGTTGACGAGTTTGTTAATAACAGGTAAGTATTGTTTGACAATCTTCGTTTTGATTCCAGAATCTTTTAATAAATTACTTGCAACTTCATAATATGATTTTTCTTCTATTAATCGTTTTAAGTCTTCTTGTTGTAACAACAGAGAATCCTTTAATTCTTTCAGGCGCTGTTCTTCTAAGTCTGTCACTACTTTAGAATTCTTTAGTTCATCAATTAACTTCTGCAACCGAGCAATCATCTTGTTTGTTTCGGTGATTGTCGTATTGGCAGTCGCAATCTCAACCTGTTTCTGATTGATGAGTTTTTGTGTCTCATTGATTGAGTTGAGTTTGTTCTGTTCTTCTAATAATTTCTTTTCTAATTCTGAGAGGCCGTGTTGGCACTCTGCGACCTTGGTAGAAAGACTGCCAAGTTCTTCTTCTTTAAAAGAATCGGCAATGGTTTGCCTACAAGTTGGACAATTGTTATGCGATTGAAAGAAACTGATATCCTTTTGAAATTTGGATAAGTTGCTTTCAATTTGCGATTCAAGTTTTGTAATCTTCTTGACCTTAGTCTCTGTTTCAATTTTAGTTGCAACAACCAGTTGGAGTTTTTCTGTTTCCGTGGTAAGGGTTGCAACATTGCTGAGTAGGGTGGATACGGTATTGCTATGACTTCGAATCTCTGTATCATATTCTTTTACCTTGTCTTCATTGTTTTGTTTCAATTCATCGATATGTTTTTTCTGCATATCATACTTCTGTTTCGTTAAATCAATTTCATGTTTTTTTTCTGCCGTTAAATCTTTATTGTTTGTTAGTCTTTCTTTTACCAAACCATTCATTGTTGAAAAGATTTGAATGTCAAGAAGGTCTTCAATAATTTCTCTGCGGTCTGCTGCCTTCAATTGCATAAAAGGTGTGAATGATGCAGAACCAAGAATTACAATCTGTGTGAAAGATTTGTAATTGAGTTTGAGAATAAACTTCTCAAGGTATTCTTGATAATCTCTTGATGCGGCTTCTTGATTTACAAGGTCGCCATTGCAGAAAATTTCAAAAAGGTTTGGTTTGATACCTCTACAAATTTTGTATGATTTATTGCCAGTATCAAACTCAACTTCAACAACACAATCTTTACCATTAATAGAGTTTAACAATTGTGGTTTGTTAATGTCCCGAAATGGTTTGCCAAACAAAGCAAAGCACAATGCATCAAGCATAGTGCTTTTACCCGAACCATTTTCACCCACAACCAATGTGTTGGTATTTGTAGAGAGGTTTATTTCAGTAAAGTAATTGCCGGTACTTAATAGATTGCGCCAGCGGATGTTACGGAAAATTATCATTCAGCGATTTCAGTATTCAATGCCTCAACATATAGTTCACGCATAAGTTTTTTCAATTTTTCAGATTCAACATCAAGTGTAAGATTGTCAATATATCGTCCAAGAATTGTCATCGTATCTTCAGCCTGGTCAACAATATCTTGGTCAATGTCAACACTCAAATCAGTAAAGTCTTCTACGATTGATAAGTCAGCAACACCCACTTTGTATAAACTATCAATCACATGGTCAAACAAAAATGGGTTCTGTTTATTCAACACAACAACTTTGACATAGGTATCTTTTAGAGAAGAAAAATCATATGCTTTCCAATATTCAAAATCTGTTTCACCGTCATCGTAAATTACCTTATTGAACATTGCGTATGGATTCTTTATGAATTGCATTTCTCTTGTGTCGGTATCAAAGATATGAAAACCTTTTGGGTCATTGTAATCAGACCAAGTCATTTCATAAGGAGTACCGACATATGTAATGTTGCCATCCGTTGACTTATGATGAAAGTGACCAGACAACACTATATCATACTTTGATAACATTTTCTTGTCAAGCCCATGGTCACAAACATTACCTTTATCCATTTCAAAGCCAGCAATTTCAAAATGGCCGAAACAAATCTGCGCCTTTGATTGTTTCATTTCATCAAAGATTTCCGATTCGTTGTCATCACAAATCCAAGGCACAACATCAATTAAAATACCATCAAACTCTGCCGTCTCAAATGAATCGTAATACTCGACATTGTTATATTCGTTAAGTAAAAGGCCTGTTGAGTTTACTTCAAGTGTGTTCTTAAAGGCAACATCGTGATTGCCAAGAAGTGTGTGAACTTTAATACCAAGAATTTGGCATCGGTCAAAAAAGTATTTGCGGCAGAGGTGAAGTGTATTGAAGTTGATATACTTTCTGCGGTCGAACATGTCGCCCATTTGAAAGATTACTTCAATGTCGTTTGCTTTGAGATAAGGAAAAAATACCTCATCATAAAATTTTTGGAAGTATTTGTGAAAGTCTAACGAATCACCTCGAGCACCGAAGTGACAATCACCAAGTATACATAATTTCATATAGTTTCTAATTGTTTCTTAAATTTTTCAATCTCATCCTTTAAGTGTAACTTTTCTTTTTTGATTTTTGAGGCAAGATTGTCATTGTATTGTGCATGTGCTTCCATCAAGTCGAGTTCTAAGTCTTTGTGTTTTGTTACCAAATGTCTGATATGGTGTTCAAGACTCATTTTGTCCATTTTACTCCTCCATAAATTTTTCAAGACCTTTTATCTTACTTTCTTTTTTCCTTCGTTTGTTTTCTTCAAAGTTATGAATGAATTCGGATATGTTATCATACAATTCAAACTGTCTCATATTGCCGTCTGAATCTTCAAACATTTCAAATTCATCAAGTATACCAAACTGTTCTGTTGCCTTATACTTAACATACAATTGTTTTTTCTCTTTTTGAATTCTGCGAAGAAAAGCATAGTATATGATTTGTGTGAAATATGCAAATGGATTCGTGCTTTTATCCGGGTCAAAATTGCGAAAATACATTAGGCAGTTTTCTATACCATCTGCAATCATTTCATCTCGGAAAGAATATGATATGAAGTTAGGTTTTCTTGATAGATGGTCTGCAATCTTGTAGAAACACTCTCCAATGTAATTTGGAATTTGTGGGTCTTGTTTTCTTTCTTTTTTTGCCATTGCACAGGCATCACGATAGTCAATTAATGCCTTTAAGAAATCTGCATTGTTGACATAGTGTTTAGGTTTTTTAGTCGTTGTATTCATAATTACCTTAATAAGTGTTGACAAAGAGCTTGACAGAGTGTAAAGTCGTGGTGTTCCGTTTGAAAGTTAATGAAGCTTAGCTTTCTTTTTTTCTTCCAGTAACTTCATTACATCATCTAACTCTATCTTTTCTTTTTGTTCTTCATTCTCAAATTCATCTTCCTCATCATCGTCTTCACTACTAAAGTAATCAACAGGGTTTTCCATTCTTTCTTTAGCATGAAGAACTACATTACCATAATACTCAATCAAATCTTCTCTTGGATCAATGATTGTCAAAATATCAGAATCATAAATCATGGCATTGTTTTCTTTAATAATTTCAATTGGCAACCAAGGCATCATCATCATTACTGTTTGACCAGTAGGTATTCTTTTGAAGATGATATGCATAGGGTTGTCAAGCATAACAGTACCATTTTCTTCATCTGCATAATATTGTGCCATAACATCTTCACCACTTTGTAGACGGACTATTTTTATATTATTGTTCGTTGTTTCCATTCTTCAACTCTATGTTATAAAACTTATAATTGAATTTTTCTTCATCATAAATTCTACACCTTTCAATGAAGTGTTTCAAGCTGTAATTGGCAAATTTGCCTATTCTAAAATCATCTGCAATGTCAAAGAGTGTTGCAAATTCTTTATTGTCACCTTTTCGAAGACCTCTACCTATCGATTGAAGATTGCGTATTCTGGACTTGGATGGTGAAGCGAATATAATATTATGGAGGTTACGGATATTGATACCAGTAGAGAAAGTACCATAAGAAGCAACAATAATTGCGTCATTTTCTTTTTCAGTAATAGAACGAACTGATTCCCTAATCTCAACATCGGTGCCACCAAAAACAAAAAACACATGTCTTTTATTTGCTTTATCTTTAATGAGTGCATGTAAATCTTTTCCATGTTTTTCTACAAACTGAAATAGTATAAGTGTGTTACCTTCAAGTGAGAGTGCAAGGTTTCGAATAAATTCATTTCTTGCTTTATTTCTGACGATGTAATCAATCTCTGTATTGTAATCCCAATCTCTTGCTTGTTTACAGATTGATTCTTCATATTTCAGTATTAGACATTTAATTTTAAAATCTGCAAGTTGACCTTTATCAATCAACTCAGAAGTTGTTGTTGCTTTGTATACAGGTCCAAACAAACCTTCTAATACAAGGCGATGTGTCTGTGTACCATCCAAAGAGCCAGTCGTTCCTATCCTATATTTAGCTTCTGAACAACCTGATAGTATTGTTGTAAGTGATTTGGCCTTGAACTGGTGAGCTTCATCACCAAGAACAAAATCGAATTGTTCAAAGTATTCTTTTTCGTTTTTATAAATTGACTGCCATGTTGTAATAGTGAGAAATTTGTTTGTGTGTTTCTCTTTACCTGAGTATTGTCGATGGCAGTATTCTTCAGAATCATAACCGTAATCTTCAAAGTCTTTATACATCTGTTCAACCAAAGAAGTGGTAGGAACGATGAGAAGACCTTTGTTTACTCCAGACTCTTGTAGATAACGAATGATGAGATAAAGTATTAGAGACTTTCCTGATGCGGTTGGAGACAGCAATAGAAGTCTATGATTGCGAATTGCATTGACAAAAGATTTGATTTGATAATCTCTTGGTTCAAAAGGCAAATCAAGTGTGCGAATGAAATCAACTGCCTCAATGAGAGAAAAGTTTTCTGTTACAATTACATCATCATCAATTTCAAGTGAGTAATCTCTTTCAGCACAAAACTTTTGAATGTAATGAACCAGACCATGATAGATGGTAAATGTTCTGAGGTCAAATAATCTTATGCGGCCGTCCCACACTCTACTTTTGTATGCAGGTGTGAATTGGTATCCGGGAACGAAGAAGCAAAAATATTCTGAAAGTTCTTGTGCTAAAGACCTTTCACATTCTACTTGTATAAACGCCTCATCTTTTTTATGTAATATTAAATCAGACACCTTGAATAAACTTTTCCCAGCTAATATAGTCTCTCAACTGAAATGTGCGACTGTTTAATTCTTTAAGTATTGATGTGCAAACTTCGACAATCTCATCATGCATTATTTTTACTGCAATGAATTTATTAACATCTTCATCGCTCTCAAGATATGTATTCAAGTCAGATTTGAGTGTATATGGAAATGGTTCCCATCCATACTTTTTCAAATCATCTTCATCAAGTTTTCCAGTATAGTATTCCCATTTTAACTTTTTCATTTTGTTATACTTGAACTCAGCCTGTTTCGACAACAGACGATGTTGCGAAAGTATGTTCAAATACTTACTGTGTAATTTGGGAATGTCTAATAGTGCTTTGCCAGGTTCTGTTCTATCGATTTCAGAATCTTGACGCCACATTTCTAACAAGTCTTCAAGTTGTTTCATAATCCACCTCCATACAGAAGATTACATTATCTGCAACCTTCTGTCAAGCCTTTATTCAATATCGTATAAAGAATACCTGAATGTTGCGTCTGCCGTAATTGTTTGTTCTGGAGTATCGGTAGAAGACATGACAAAAGATGATACTGCAATAGGGAATACATCATAAAATTTAAATTTCAAAATTGGTTTGTTAGAAGATGATAAAAGAGTTAATTGTGCATCAGAGTATTGTGGTAAATTATTTCTACCACCTGCAACAGGATTCAATGTAGGTAATTGACGATATTCTTCATATGAATAAGGGAATGTCATGGCACGAATCCAATCATGCACTTCTTTCCATGCTTCCATATTTTCATCAACATAAAAGGTGACATTCAATACATCATACACAGGTTTTTCACCTGGCACATATAACTCAACGAATGGGTTAAATTGTGGTATTTCTGATGTTGCAATACCAGGTATTGTAACTGTTTGGCAAAAATACTGTAGATTTGGAGCTCGAGCAAAATTCAACTGAAACTTATTCGGTTGAAGAAAATTTGGATTTGAGGGGTTTCGATTAAGTGCTGTCATATCTTTATTTATATGCATAAAAAAAGACCCACCGAAGTGGGTCTTTTAAAGTAGTCTCTTATTATCGTTATAATTATTGAGACTTTAGTGATTACATAAGGTTCGTAATTTTGAACGAACGGTAGTAAACATTGCTGTTTACATTGATTGCACCGGCGCCAACTGTAGTACCTTCTGCAAATGGGTTGGCAACGAGACCGTAACGGGTCTTGAAACCAATCTTTGGTTGGAAAGTACCTGTGTCAACTGCACGAACCATTTGGAGAGGAACATATGGGCAGTAGAACAGACCAGCGTCATAAGCATTCGAACCTTTGTAACCAACAACTGCAAACTCAGAAGTTGAAGAAGTTGGGAAATATGGATCGATGTAAACTTTGATACGACCGAACAAAGTACCTGCAAAAGTGTTACCTGTATCGTCAACAGTCAGATTGACTTGACCCTGAAGTGCAGAGTTGTAGTCAAGAATGCCTGCCATAGCAAGAGCAGAAGCAACATCAGATGAACAAATCATCATGTTGCCTTTCCCTCTACGGGTCAACTTGGCGATAGTATTGGCTTCACGCTCGATTTGGAACGCAAGACCTTTAACTTTTTCAACCATCCAACGACCATTTGAGTCGGTGTCAAGATTGAAAGTACCGGAGGTTGTTGTACCTACAAGAGCACCCTGCTTAGCAGTTGCATAGATTGTGCGAACAACTTCACGGTTGATTTCAGCAAGAATCTCAGAAGACAGAATGTTAGCGAGTTCTGTTTCTGCGTCAAGACCATGAACTGCTTTAAGGTCTTGTGCGAGTTCCATCGAATATTCGGCTTTCAGAGCACGGGTACGAGCAGTAACCGTAACTTTCTCGATTGAGAAGGCCATTTCTTCGAATGTGTTAGAACCGTCACCAAGAGCTTCTGCACGACCAGTAGTCATTGTTGTTGGCAGGTCAGAGAATACTGTGTTGGCAAAAGTGTTACCAGAAGTTGAAGTATTGCTCTGAAGGGAAAGAGCAGACTGGGAAGCTTCACCAGAGAAACCAGAGTTAGCTTCGTTGTAGAATGCTTCTGTACCGCCTTGTGTTGCATAACGGGAACGCATTGCGAAAATGAGTCCTGTTGGGCCTGTCATTGGCTGAACACCGCAAATATCATAAGCGATAAGATTTGGCAGTGAACGGCGAACAAGAGAGATAAGGATTGGATCGAAACCAGCAACTGGTGACGATGCAGAACCACCAAAACCGCCAGAAGCGACTGTGTTGGTCATAGAGTTTGTTGGACCTGCTTCGTTCAGAATTCCAGCAGCCTTTTGCATTTCGGTTGCTTGGTTCTCAAGAATAACAGCGGTAACTGCTTTACGATATGGGTCGGCAATTTTAGGAAGGTCTGGGTGATCCAGAACGCCTTCCCATTTCTTTTGTAGTGATTCGGACAAATACATTTAAGTTTCTCCTTTTTTTACTTAAATTTTAGTTTTAGAAATAGCTTGCGATACTGCGGCAACAAAAGGATCAGCAATCACTTTTTTCTCGCCTTCAGCATCTTCTACTTTTTCGTGCAGTTGCTCTTCAGTTGCTTTTTTAGCACCTGATGGGAAGTAATTCTCACGAATTGTTTCAAGTTTTGTTTTGTATTCGTCCTCTGTGGAGAATTCTACACTCTCTGCGAGTGATTTGATTTTTTCAACTTGAGTGGTTGTGAGACCTTCTGTAACTTCACGGGTAACTTCATTCTTGCGGGACTCTACGAGAGCCTTGGCAAAAGAAATGCCACGCTCAATTTCTTCATTGAGTTTGCCTTCAAGTTCTTCAACTTTACCAGCAAGTTCGTCAACCAAGTCAACTTTCTCAGATGGAACATCAATATAATGTTCTGCAAAGAGATTACGAAGACCAGCAATAAATTCTTCTGTGAGTTCGGCACGAAGACCAGACTCAATAGCAATTTCGTTGTCTGCCATCCATTGTTCAACGACATAGTTGAGATAGTCATCAACTTTTTCTGTTAGGTCAGCTTTGATTGAATCAACTGTTTCTTCAAGCTGTGTTGCATACTTTGTTTCAAGTTCTTCTTGAATTTGAGTAATGCGGTCGTAAACACGGGCTTCAAAAACTGTGGCAGCTTTTGATTTGAATTCTTCAGAAAGAGTTTCGTCTGCGAAGATTGCGTCAATGTCAGCAGAAAAATCAATTTCTTGTTCTTCTTCAGCAATAACTTCTTCATCTGATTCTTCTTGTTCTGCCATCTTCTTCATTGTTACTTGTGTGTCTGAAGAAGCAGCAGATGGTTTAGTTGTAGGCGCAGTAGCACTCTTAGCAGCCTTAGTTGCATGAATCTTGTTAGAATCATCATCAGGCTTTGAGTTCTGTGGAGTAGGACCGCCAAGGTCTACAACTTCTGCACCAGGCATTTTTTGCATTGGATCAGCACCAGCTTTGGCCTTGCTTCCTGCAAGAATCTCAGCTGCGGCTTCCATGAGTTTTGATGTTGCCATT